TCGGCAAGTTTTGGTAAAGGAACCTAATTTAAAGGAGTCTTAAATGGCTTATCCTGTTGTCTCAGCCCCTTACGGGCTAAAGCCAATAAATCTATTAGGCGGTCAAGTTTTTGCTGGCAGTACTCGCATGTACCCCATCATTTACGGATACGCAACTGATATTTTTTATGGCGATTTCGTTGTTCTCTCACGTGGTCGCCTCCAAAGGGCTTCCGTTTCTACTGGCACTGGCTTAAACCAGACCGTTGGTATTTTCTTGGGATGTACATACACAAACCCAGTAACTAAGCAGAAGCAATTCGCACAATATTGGCCCTCTGGCACCTTGGCTGGTGACTGTCAGGCTTATGTTTCGGATGACCCTGATGCAGTGTTCAAGGCTGTTGTCTGTAATACTGGAACTACCGTTGCTTCTGGTGCGATTGCGATGATTGGTACTAACCTTTCTGCTATCAACAACACTGGCAGCACCAACACTGGCAATTCAGCAAACGCTGTCTTGGCTCCATCAGCAACTCCAGTAACAACCACTCTGCCTTTGCGTATGATTGGTGTTGTGCCTGAGACTTCCGTAAGTTTGGGAACTGCAACCTACTCCAGTATTTCTACTGCTACGGTTACATGTTCTGCATTGCCTTACGCTCTTCCTGTAGGAACTGACGTTGCTTCGCTGGCTTCAAATGGTCAAATCATTTCATCTGGCTCATTTGTCGCTACTGCTGCTGCCGCTGGCGCAACTTCTGTTGTGTTAGACCAAGCACCAGCAACAGCATTCGTTGCAAGTTCCACGCTTGTGTTCACCCAGTTTCCTGAGATTTTGGTTAAATTTAACCAAGGTCTACATGGATACTACTCTGCCACTGGCGCATAAGGAGTTAAATCATGGCTATTTCACGTGCACAACTATTGAAGGAACTCCTTCCCGGTCTAAACGCTTTGTTTGGTCTTGAGTACGCTCGTTATGGTGAGGAACATAAAGAGATTTATGAAACCGAAACCTCTGAGCGTTCTTTTGAAGAAGAAACAAAACTGTCAGGTTTCTCTGCTGCTCCTGTCAAGAACGAAGGCTCTGCCATCGCTTATGACAATGCACAGGAAGCATGGACTGCTCGCTACAACCACGAAACCATCGCTCTTGGCTTCTCCTTAACTGAAGAAGCAATTGAAGATAACTTGTATGACTCATTGTCTGCACGTTATACCAAGGGTCTGGCTCGTGCTATGGCTTACACCAAGCAAGTTAAAGCGGCAGCAGTTTTGAACAACGGCTTCTCTTCTGCCTACACAGGCGGTGATGGCGTTTCTTTGTTCTCTACAGCGCATCCTTTGGTCTCTGGCGGTACTAACGGCAACACTCCCACAACTCAAGCAGACTTGAACGAAACTTCGTTGGAAAACGCAGTTATCGCTATTGCCGCTTGGACTGATGAGCGTGGTTTGCTGATTGCTGCTAAACCTAAGAAGTTGGTTGTTCCTCCCGCTCTCCAGTTCGTTGCAACTCGTTTGCTCGAAACTGAATTGCGTGTTGGTACAAACAACAACGACATCAACGCAATCAAGAACAACGGTTCGATTCCAGATGGTTACACAATTAACCACTTCTTGACCGACACCAATGCTTGGTTCTTGACAACTGATGTGCCTAACGGCATGAAGCACTTCGTTCGTACCCCATTGTCTAACAGCATGGATGGCGACTTCGATACTGGTAACGTCCGTTACAAGTCTCGTGAGCGTTACTCATTTGGCTGGTCTGACCCATTGGGTATGTACGGTTCTTCTGGTTCGTACTAAAAATAAAGGGGGTTTAAACGCCCCCTTTTTTCTTTTTTGTTGTATATTTAATCATCTGGGTGATTGACTCTATCGCACTGCCCCAGCAGACGATGCAACGATTGATAGAGTTACTTTTGCATAAGGACATTTGTCATGGCACGTTCCACATTTGAAGGACCAGTTCTTGCTGGCGATAACCGCTTTGGACCCCAGCGTAACGTTGGTTACGTTGAGTTAGTTCAAGACACTTACATTGACCTCTCTGTTACTACCCCCGGTACTAATGGTTATTCTGGTACTTCGGGTCAATATGCTTTTGGTAACGGCATTCCCAACGTACAGGGTCAACTTTTTACCCCATCTACTGCATATCCTGCCACCACTACAACTCCTCCAACGGATGTAAGTACACAGGTATATCGTGGCGTTATTATGTATTTGCCAACAGGCTGCACAATTACAGACATCACTATTGACTATTTGAGCGCAATCACTGGAGAGAGTGGCGCTACATTGTCTGACGTGAGTGTTTATGTATCTAACGCAACTACCGCTGCTGCTGGAACTCCTACTTACGCTTCTACGCAATTAGGAACTACCACTGTTGGTACTGCTGGTCGTAAGACAACTTCTTACACTGCAACCAATTTGATTAACATGTTGTCTACCACAACAGACATCGTGCTTGGCAATGGTCAACCAAACCTATCACAAATAGTGTTTACGTTGTCAATTACTGGCACTACCGTGGCAGCACCTACTGGTGGAAAATTTAACTTTACTGTGCGCTATACACAGCCCGATAACAACATCGGTACTACAACAACTTACCCATACGGTAACTTCGATTAATCACTAGGGGCTTCGGCCCCTATCTTTAACCTTTAAGGAGATTAATCATGACAATGCAATATGACGTAAAGTCGGTAACAGCCACGACTTTTCCTGCTCAATTGTTTACTGGCAGAACTAGACTTAAATCCATTGTTTTTTTAGGCAATGGAACAGCAGGAACTTTTACTCTTTATGATGGAACAGATAATACTGGAAATGTTTTATATACATTTAAGTATGCAACTGCTGTTCAACCATTTCAAGTTTTAATTCCCGGTGAAGGTCTTCTTTGTCAAAATGGTATTTATGTTGTTGGTACAACTTTAACTTCTTTGGCTGTAACTTATGGCTAGTCCAGCATGGCAACGCAAAGAAGGCAAGAACCCCAATGGCGGTTTAAACGCCAAGGGGCGAGCCTCTGCGAAGAGAGAAGGTCACAACTTGAAACCGCCTCAACCAGAGGGCGGCTCAAGGCGAGACTCTTTTTGCGCCAGAATGAGCGGGATGAAAAAGAAATTGACATCCGCAAAAACAGCGAACGACCCGAACTCTAGGATTAACAAAAGTCTTAGGGCGTGGAACTGTGCTGAAGGTGGCTATGTATCAAAAGCAGACGGTGCAGCCCAGCGTGGCAAAACCCGTGGAAAATTTTGTTAACAATGAAAAAAGTCAAACGTTATTCTGGCGCAGACGATGAGTCTCTAGTAGAGCCTTACGCTGGTAAGTACAAGTACGGACCTTCGGAAAGTACTTCTGCTGGGCTTCGTGCTGAGAAAAATGGTTTGGCTTTGCAGACTAATGTGGGCAAAACAGAGCAAGAAAACATTGGTGGCTCTAAAAGAGAAGACTATCACCCAGCCAATATCAAGGCATCCTATAGACAACCTATAGGCGAAGGTTCAGTTTCTGCTGGCGTTTCTCGTTCAGCCTTAGACCCACACACCCAGTTTAGAGAATTAAAAGGCGAAATGCCTTTCCTTGGCGGACATTTGTCAGGCGGTTTAAACGAGGTTGTTAACCGTGGAGAAAAGGTTGGCAGCGGCAAACACATTAACTACAGTCGAGACATTGGACCGGGAAAACTGATGGCTTCCCTTGGAAAGAGCGGTCAAGACAAGTCTGCAAACCTCTCATATCAAGTTCCTTTCTCCAAAGGTGGGAAAGTAACCGCATCTAAGAGAGCCGATGGAATAGCACAACGTGGCAAAACACGTGGAAAGATATGCTGATGGACATTAATTTAATTTGGTCAGCCGTCCTATCTCTTGTGATGGGAGGCTTTGGCTTTTTTATTAGGGAAAAACTTTCCCAAGTAAAAGATGTAGGCGAAGACATCAAACGTGTCGAACGCCTTTTAAATATTACCCGTGAGGAGGTAGCCCGTGATTACGTTACTCAAGCAGAAATTCAAAGAATTACTGACCACATTGACCAGCGCTTCAATCGCCTTGAAGCAAAAATTGACCAACTTATCCAAGCGGGACGATGATGCCAAGCACAAGTAAAAAACAACACAATTTTATGGAAGCAATTGCTCATAACAAGGCATTTGCAAAAAAGGTTGGCGTACCTCAATCGGTAGGTCAGGATTTTTCAAAAGCCGATAAGGGCAAAACTTTCAAAAAGGGTGGTGATACTATGAAATCTGACGCTAAAGAAGACATGAAAATGGACAAGGCGCAAGACAAAAAAATGATTAAAAAGGCTTTTGCTATGCATGACAAGCAAGAGCACAAGGGTGAGCACACCAACCTGTCCAAACTTAAAAAGGGCGGTAGCACCAAGAAGATGGCGGCTGGTGGTCAACCTGACCCACGTATGGCTGCAATGATGGCTAAGAAACGTCAAGCAATGATGGGCGCTCCTGCCGCTCGTCCTCCAATGGCTGGACCTGCTCCTACTATGCCAATGAAAAAAGGTGGAAGCACCAAGAAAATGGCTGGCGGTGGCATGACTAGCATGGGCAAAGTTAAAACCAATCCCGGCAACATCAATGGCGTTGCAAGCCGTGGCTTGACCAAAGGCAAGATGGTCAAGATGGCTGGCGGTGGTTCTGGCAAAAAATATTGTTAAGGAGTTGACATGAGAAAAAGACGTTATGACGATGGCGGTTTAACCGAAGAAATGGCAAACAACTCGGAAGAGTCACAAGCCATAGCCAACGAAGACAGGGGCGACACCATGCTCAAGTCTATGCGTGACGAGGCTGCAAAACCAAAGATGATGAAGCCAAAGGCAAAGTCTTTTGCTGAAAAAGCAAAGAAGGCTAACTTTACTTCCGCTGAAACTGGCGGTGGTGCTGCTTTGATGTATCGCAAGCCAACTGCCGCTCCTTCTGCTCCTTCAACCGAGACACGCAAGAAAAGCAGTGGCAACACTGTTGACTTTGCTGGTACTGGCTTGGGTATGGCTAAAGGCGGTATGACCGCATCTAAGCGTGGCGATGGTATTGCTCAACGTGGCAAGACTCGTGGAACTATTATTGCTTGTGGCGGTGGCTACATGAAGGGCAAGAAGTGAGAGCCAGCCGTGGTATGGGTGACATTAACCCTTCCAAAATGCCCAAAGGCGTTAAAACCGCCCGTAGGGATGACACCGACTTTACTCAATATAAAGAAGGCGGGAAGGTTAATGCCGCTGGCAATTACACAAAGCCCAGTCTTCGCAAGAGGATTTTGTCTCAAGTAAAAGCCGCAGCCACGCAAGGTACAGGTGCAGGACAATGGTCTGCACGTAAAGCACAGTTAGTTGCCAAGAAATACAAGGCAGCGGGTGGAGGATATAAAGATTGAAAGCGCCACAGCAATCCCTTAAAGATTGGGGCGACCAGAAATGGCGTACCAAGTCGGGAAAACCCTCGTCAAAAACGGGCGAGCGTTATTTGCCAGAGGCGGCAATCAAGTCTTTAAGTTCAGCGGAATACGCAGCCACTACCCGTGCAAAGCGTAAAGGCAAAGCGGCAGGAAAACAATTTGTGGCACAACCCAAGGGTATAGCCAAGAAAACAGCGGGGTTTAGATAATGACCGAAAAATGGATTCAAAAAGCAATCAAAAAACCCGGTGCTTTGCGTAAAGAACTAGGCGTAAAGGCTGGGGAAAAGATTCCTGCAAAGAAACTCGATGCTGCGGCTAAGAAGTCAGGCGTTGAGGGTAAACGAGCACGTCTAGCAAAGACCTTGAGAGGCTTGAAGTAATGGCTAATACTAGCGGAACGTCCACATTCAACCTCGATTTCAATGAAATTGCGGAAGAGGCGTATGAGCGTTGTGGAATTGAAATGCGTACTGGCTACCAGTTACGCACCGCTAGGCGTAGTCTTAATCTAATCACGATGGATTGGGCTAGTCGAGGCATCAATTTGTGGACTGTAGAAGAGGGCGAGATACCGCTTGTAACAGGACAGGTAGCCTACCCCCTTCCCGTGGACACAATCGACCTTCTAGACCACGTTATACGCCAGAATCAGGGTACTACAAACCAGATTGACATCAGCATTACCCGTATTTCTGGTTCAACGTACCTACAAATCCCAAATAAGTTGGCAAATGGTCGTCCAATTCAGTTGTATGTAAACCGTCAGTCTGGAATGACC